CTCACCAGGTATTAGGTGGAAGAAGATGGGATATCGTTCAAAGCGGGAAGCGCTCATGCCAGCTCTCCGAGAAGCCAATCTCGTCGTGCAGAGGATGAGGAACGGGTCAGAGAAGTATCACGCACCGCCCTGCGGCGTTGCGGGTAGGGGGAAGAGGATGTCCATCGAACGGATATCTGGCGGGAAGAAAGAGGGTAGGCTGATAGTGATGCCTGACTTAGTGCACCACCTCCTCGGGACTATGGCATCCGGCGCGTTGCTTACGCAACTGCGTGGGATTGATAAGTCCCGTGGCGGGGTCCTACTTGGCATGGGTCCATTCAGCGATAACTATCAGATGATTTCCGACTGGTGCCGCGATGCGAAGTCCTTCGCCTTCCTCGACTTTAAAGGATTTGATGGAAAGGTTCCCGCTAGGGTTCTCAAGAAAGTCATGATGGACCACGTCCGTCGAAAATTTTCCAAAGAACCCGGGTCCAAGGCTTACTGGAGGTCCCAGGTTGAGAATCTAGTATACACTGAAATCTGCATGCCGGATGGAAATGTCTACAAGAAGTCTCGTGGGGTGGCATCTGGTGATCCCTGGACTTCTATTGCGGGTAGCTACTCCAATTGGATCATGTTAAAGTGGGCCTGCAATCGCCTTGGTCTCAATGCCAAGATCTGGACGTTCGGTGATGATTCAATCATCGCCGTTAATAACCGGGTCTTGACGGATGATGACCTTGGGGCGATTACACAGGTTCTGTGGGATGGGTTTGGAATGGAGGTGTCCCAGGAGAAGTCCTATGTGTCCGAGGATTTAGTGACTATAGATGATGACCCTGAACCTAAGCGTTCGGGGTCCTTCTTGTCTATGTACTTCCTCATGACGCCCGCAGGAGTTCGTCCTACTAGGGGCATCCAGGATCTTTATGAGCTGATGTTGGTACCGGAACGTAATCGAGCGACTATCAATTGGGAGATTGTGAGGACCTCGATGGCATTTATGGTATTCTATTACAATGATAAGGCCAGGTACGTACTCGAAGAGTATTGGGACTGGCTGCATCAGCGCTACAAAGTCCCCCAACTCACAGGTACTTTCTCAGATCTCGCGTTACTTCGCGAGATGGACATCCCGTGGTCATCCTTCAAGTGGGAATGGCTCAATAGACTCCCTCGGTATGGGGAAGTTGAGCTTATGTACAAGTACGGACATACCGGATTCTATGCACCATCCCAATGGGGTGTATGGTACAGTAAGTTCGATAGGGATCCTTTGGGCAATGATCTCTCATTCGCACTACCGGCCGGATGATGCTGGATATCAC